ACAGGTACCAATTATTTATCAAGTCTTCAAGAGACACATATTACATTAAAAAATGACGGTACAGAGAAGTTCCTATACTTTAATTATAGCTCAGATGAGTCAGTTATATCAGAGACGGATGTTAATCTTACTACAATTACAACTCTTGTATCTGGTAACGAAGTGGAATTTAATAAGACGTTTAAATTTAAAAATGTTGTAAGCGTAGATATTGTAGATAATTTATTATTTGTTTTAGATAAAGACTCTAATACAGCTTTTAAGTTTGATATTACCGGACTAATAACTGACGATGTTGCTTTAAAGAGAACTGGTGTTAACGATACCGCTCATCCTGGGCGATATCTCCTTAAGACAATTGGTGGAGAAGGAACGTCTCAAACTAAAAACAAATTAGTCAGACCGAGTAGTTTATCTGTTTACAAAAATAGAGTTTATATTTTAGATAATGGTCATAATAGTATTAAAGTGTTTGACCTTGATTTTAATTTTATACAAGAGGTAAATGCACCTAGTTTATTTAACAATTCAAACACTGGTGAATTAGTTTCAATTGTAGTAGATCAATATTCAGATACTAACGAGTCTGTCTTTGGTTATATTTTATCTTCTAACGGTAAAATAATTGAGTATGATGTAGTCGATAATACTCTATCGCAGCCCCAGGCTTTGTTTAATTTCTATGATACTAGACTGTATACATTATCTGGCTTAAATGAAAGTGGTAGCTTTAAGAAAATAGTTAACAGTAAGGCGGTAAAAAATATTTTATATATTTGTAATAATGGTAAAATATATAAATATTACAAGTCTAATTTAAATCAGTATCTTGGAGTATTAAATCTATCCGCCGGTGCTACTAGCACTGGCCTTAGAATAAGTGGTAATGATGATGATCAGCAAATATTATCATTTGATACTGCTTTATATAATAATAAGGATTACGTAGCTGTTACCACGGTAGTTAACTCTAACCAAAAAGTATCAACATATGTATATGAAGACGAGCATGTTACAACTAAGCTCTATAGCGAGAACTTATATACTAATTATTTTACTTTATCTGATATATTAGTTCTCCCTCAGGAAATTGTTAACAATATAACATTTAATAAGACAACAAAAAAATTAATTTATAATCATTACTCTTTATTTGAAAATTTAAATAAAAAAGTATATAGTTTTTATAATACCAATGAGGGGTATGCATCAGTACCGACGCTATGTACAGTAAATTATCATGAGTTTACTAAACCAAGTGCACTTGATGATAGTAACAATTTATACATAGGGGTTAACGAGCCACTCTTAGCTGATGTTATTAATAGACCCTTAAAGCTATTATACTCTCAGCAAGAGAGTCTGTTTAATTTAATTAAAGAGGAGCCGCTTAACAATAATCCCCCTGATAATATTGCAATTAGACTACCAGCTAATACTGAAAGTTATCCTAATGTATTAAAGGTTGAGTCGGCGGCTTCGACAGTTTCAGCTGGTGATTTTATCACAATGAAAGTGACTAGGACGAATGTTCTAACTGCTCTCCCTAGTTGTAGCTTTAAATATTATACAACATTAGGTACAGCAACATCAGCTGATTTCACATATATTAGCTCTGATAATAAAGATATAGAAGTGTTTAATAAGGATGAGACAGAAAAGGAGATTTATATTGATACCTTACAATTTTTTACTGGAGCTGATAAAACGTTTAATTTTATAATAGAAGAGAACACGAATTGTGTTATAGACTCTAATCTCTCTACTGTAACCGGAACTATAACAGGTATCGGTGATATGTATACTATTAGTATGTCTGCGGCGACTCTTTCTGTTAATGAAGGGTCAACTGGCCGTGTTGCTATAACTAGAACCGTCACTGATACTCCAACTGGTCTTCCGGATATTGATGTTGAATCTTCAGTAAATTTAGTAATTACTGAAGATACAGTTGCTACAGCAGGCTCCTATACTCCGGTGGTCACTGGTAGTAACGATAAGAATGTTGTTGTTACTAGATATGAAGATTTTCCTGGCACTGGAGTAACTCAACAAACGTCAGCCGCTCAAATCGATAATACTAGTACCATATTTTTCACTGGTAATGTCTCCTCTGTAGTATTCGATATTAGTGCTGTTAATGATTTATCTGAAAGTACTTCAAAGAGCCTTACTTTGGTTATAGATAATCCATCAGCTGGATCTGCTATGGGTAGTATATTAGAGCAAAAAATATCTCTTAATCAGGAATATAAGACAACTTCATTATTTCTCTCTTCTATTTCAGCTTCTTATTTAACTGATACAACAAATATGTTAAGTTGTGTTAATATATGGGAAGCGTTATCTGGTAGCACCGCAGAGAGTAACACAACTGCTTTTTCAACATTTTCAGCCACTAATCCGTATATTGTTAATTTTACTGTTAATACTCCTTTATCTGTATTTTCCGTATCAACTGTATCTGCTGCTCTTCAATTTGACCCACCAACAGATTCTATGGTATATAATAGTAACCAGCTTAATGTTATAGTGGAAGGTGTTGGAGGTAACATTGGTGATGTGAGCGCTTTATTAATGGGCAAAGGTGGAGATGGTGGTCATGGTGCTCTTTGGCTTTCTGGAAGTGACTTCGACCCTGGGGCAGCCACTGACCCTGTTAGTGCATCTTATTTTATTGGTCAAGACGGTGGTCCTGCAATTGACGGTAGCTCGTACTTTAGTACGGTCTCTGTAAACAACTCTGGGTTTGTTTATGGTGGAGCTGGAGGAGGCGGAGGAGGAGTATTGGGTCTTAGTGCTCAAATAGACTCTTTTGTACATTTTTTATCAGCTGGTTCTGGTGGTGGTGGTGGGTCTGGTATACATGTCGCTAATTATGGTGCTGGTGGATTAGCTGGTGTAAAGTATTTTGAAGATTCTGCAGATGTACAAACGGCAAACTTTAGACATGTATTTGTCAATAACGGAGCAGTTGGTACATATGGTAATGCAGGTCTAGGCGGGACATACAGTACAAGTATTAATGGTACGAATACATGGTCAACTATAGCTGGTACAGGTACTACTATTACAGATCACTTACAGATGTCTGGTCTCTCAGGAGGTAGTTATGGGCTGCCTGGACAAGGAGATGGGGTATATTACTATCCATTAGATGGTAGTAATACTCACGCCACCCTCCCCGCGGCTGGTTCATACGAGACAGGAGTACCAAATAATTATAAGCAACGAGCTGGAGGGGCAGCTGGTGATATCGCTAAGCTTAGACGGTCTACTAGTACAACTCAAGTAATTACAGCAGGGGATGGAGCATATGCTGGAACTGTAAGTTAAATAAGTAGAGGTCAACAAGTCCCTTAATAAGTATTATTATGAAGTTCAGTACTAGTGCTCAATCAGCACTTGCTTTATCAAAAAATTACGCAGAAGAGTTCAAGTGTAGGTACACTGGTACTGAGCATTTACTACTTGGACTAATTGATTGTGAGGATCATTTTTTTAGCAGACGTTTAATACATTAAAAGTAGATTCAACTAATCTTAAGGATGTAGTAATTAGTATTCTTAATGTAGAAGAGAATACTAAATTATTTAAACCAGGCAAGTCTCCTAATTTTACACCTAGAGTTTTTCGTATAATTGATTTTGCGAAAAACTTAGCAGAAAAGCTTAATAAACAAACTGTAGGAGTTATTCATTTGTTTTTATCTTTACTATATGAAAACGATGGAGTAGCAACTTCTATATTAATAGAATATGGCTTAAACTTTGATAATGTTAAGAACGCGATTCAGCAAGAACTAGGTGATATTGAAACTCGTACTACTGCTCATTCTGATCTACCAGAGAGCTTAGAGTCGTATTTTATAGACTTAACTCATCAAGCTGCAACAAACGAATTACAGAGTACATTTTCTAGAGACGGGGAATTTGAGAAGATATATTTAATATTAGGTAAAAAGCATAATACTAATATTATTATTACAGGCGAGCCAGGAGTAGGTAAGAGATCTGTAGTTTACGAATTAGCAAGAAGGATAACTAAGAACCTAACTCCTTTACATTTACAAAATAAAAGAATATTAGAGCTCAAGCTTAAAACTTTAATTAGTGGCACGAAGTTTAGAGGAGACTTTGAAGCTCGTATAGATATACTTCAAGACTATTTAAAAAAGCACAATGATGTTATTTTGTTTATTAATGATCTCGCTCTTATTACTCGTATAGATGGTACATCTAATATTGAAGAATATTTTAGTGAGTTGTTTAGTAGTGATGATATTAATTTTATAGGAACATGTACATCGGATGATTACAAAAAATATATAAACGACATTACTACTATTAGTTCTAACTTTGAAAATATTGTCGTTAAGCAGACTAGTATACAGGAAACGACAGGTATACTTCATAAAATGATACCATTCTATGAGAAGTTCCATGATGTTATATATCAGGCTGATGTAGTGCCAGACATTGTAAAGCTATCTAGTAGATATATTACAGACAAAAGTCAACCATCTAGTGCATTAGATTTATTAGATGAGTGTGGATCGTTTATTAAGAACCAAGCTGGTAACACATCAGAGGCTTTAATTAAAGTACAACAAAAGCTTGAAGATGTACGAAAGCAGAAAATTACATGTGTAGAGAGCTTTAAATTTGATGAAGGTCTACGTCTTTTGAAAAGAGAGACAACATTATCTAATAAATTAAAGAAGGGGCTAACATCCAGTAAGGCGACGGAATTTAATAAAATTATAACTAGTGACATGGTTAAGAAGATTTTAAGTAATAAGACTGGTATACCTGTTACAGATATAAATGGTAGTAATCTTCCTGATCTAAGAGAGGTATCTAGCTCTTTAAAAGAAAAGTATGTCTCTCAGAACAAAGCTATTAATTCTATTCTATATCATTTTAAGAGAGTAAAAACAGGACTACAAGATCCGACTCGCCCATTAGGTTCGTTTTTGTTTATTGGTCCTACAGGGGTAGGTAAAACATATTTATGCGAACTAGTAGCTGATCATTTCTTTTATAATAAGCAGAACTTTTTAAAAATAGATATGTCAGAATTTATGGAACAACATTCAGTTAGTAAGCTTATAGGTTCACCACCTGGCTATGTTGGATATGGAGATAGATCTATATTATGTGATTTTGTTAAAAGTAATCCTTATTGTTTAATATTACTAGATGAAATAGAAAAGGCTCACCCTGATGTTGTTAATATCTTTCTACAGGTATTAGATAAAGGAGAACTTACAGATAGTGTTGGCCGAAAGATTAATCTTAAAAATTGTATTATTGTATTTACAAGCAATATTGGCTCTCAGTTATTTGATAAGGAGGATATTGGATTTGGTAATTCAGCGCGAAGCTCTATCGACTTGGAAAACGCTTGTCAGAAATTTTTTAAACCTGAGTTTTTAAATCGATTAGACGAAATTATTAAGTTCGATCATTTAATTGAAGAAGATATATATAATTTAGTTGACATTGAAGCAAAAAGATTTTCTGTTAAGTTAGAAGAGAGTAACAAAATACAGTTTGTACTAAGCCTCGAAGCACGTGAGCATATTGCTACTCAAGGATATAGCAGAAAGTATGGTGCAAGATTCTTAAGAAGGTTCTTTGAGAAAAATATTGAAGTCGAGATTGCGTCAATGATAATACGAAAGAGAGAAAAGCTAGAAAAGATTACTTGCAAATTAAAGAACAATAAGCTACTATTTACTTCATGACGGCATATAAATTCCTTATTAAGGATATATATACAAATGAGAGGAGAGAGTTTGAACATATCTCAGAAAGTTCTGATTCTCGACTAGCTCATAAAGAGGGTATGCGCAATATTAAATATGAAGAAGATATTGAAAAGGTGTATACAGATAAACATAAGAGTTTGAACGTAAAGTCTTACGATCGCTTAGTTTACGACAAGCGGAAAGGTTTTTTAGATTAATGATAGAAAATCAATCACCAGTCGGATCCAATATTCTCGTTGCTCTCGAGAGTATATTCACCGGAGAAGAGCAAAAGTCCACAGCTAACTTAGATAACTACATACAAAACCCAGTAGCTATTGGCGAGCATCCAGATATTGTTCTAGAAGCTCGGAAGTTGGTCGAAGAGATTGAGCATGCTCGACATTGTAAAGAGATTGTTCAGTCAATGAAATAGTATATCCGTAGTCAGTCTCATTAATAAAGGCGCCTTCGGGCGTCTTTTTTATTAAATAGTTATATGATACCTGCAGAAATACTAACAATGGCTGGTGGGTCTGTAGTGGGATTCTTTTTTAAGCTTGTTGCCAAGCGCGCTGAAAACGAGCAGAAGCGTTTTGAGATGATAATGAAAGAGAAGAAGTTCGCCGAGGAGTCAGCAAATAACGCTGTTAAGCGAGTAAGTGTAGATGCTGGTAAGTGGGTTCGCCGTTTAATTGTTGTAAGTGTTTTATTTGGAGTTATTTTAGCACCATTTATTACTACGTTTATGGATCACCCTATAGTAGTAGAAGAGCTTGTTACTAGAAAAATACTATGGGGACTGCTTGGAACTCAAACAGAGCCTGTGTTTATAGAAGTCGACGGGTATTTATTAGTACCTGAGATTCGACAAGCTCTAACAGCTATTATTGGTTTCTATTTTGGCCAAGCCACAGTTAAACGATAAGTTGATTTTCAAATTTTTCCGTTATATTTATGTGTAGTATGCTCCGTTCACGGGGACCTATTAAACTGCCGAACCGAGCATAAATATTATATACCAATGCCACAAGACATTAATTATCTAGACGAAATATCTACCTTTACCTTTACTAGTAAGTACGCAAGATACAATCAGAGTCTCAATAGAAGAGAGACATGGGATGAGTGTATAAATCGAGTTGCTAAGATGCACGTTGATCAATTTAAACGAACGTTACCTCAAGAAGATGTAGATAGTATTAAGTGGGCATTTCAGCAAGTAAAGGATAAGCACATTGTACCGTCAATGAGATCTATGCAGTTTGGTGGTAAAGCTGTATTAGCTCATAACGCTCGTATATACAATTGTGCTGTTCGGCACGTTGATAGTATTCGTTCTTTTGCAGAGATATTTTATTTATTGTTATGTGGTTGTGGAGTTGGTATTGGAGTATCAAAGCATTTTATAGATAGGTTTCCGGACCTCGTAACGACAGCTGATAAGACTGGTACTGTGTTAACATATGTTGTAGAAGATAGTATCGAGGGTTGGTCTGATTCTATTGAAGCGTTATTAAATTCATATTTTCGTAACACTGCTTTCTCTGGTCGTAAGATTGTTTTTGATTTTAGTAAGATACGACCTAAGGGTGCACCACTTAGTACTGCAGGAGGTAAGGCACCTGGTTATGAAGGATTAAAGCAGTGCCATGTTAAGGTTAAGGAGTTGTTTGATTATATGATTGAACAGCAACAGCAAACTAGAATAAAGCCAATCAATGCATATGATATTTTAATGCATTGTGCTGATGCTGTACTGTCTGGCGGCATTCGTCGCTCTGCTACATCTCTTATTTTTGATAAGGACGATGAGGACATGATGAACGCGAAGACATTTTTCGATGTCTCCAGACACACTAAGTTTTATCATGATGATGAATCTAATTTATACACCGGTAAGATTACTGTCAATAAAAAGAAGTATGAGGTAGAGCTGAGTGAGTATGAGTATAACGATGTAGTTAAGAACAAACGCATCAGCTGGATTCACATTGAGCCTCAGCGTGCAAGGAGTAACAATAGTGTTTTACTATTAAGAAATGAAACTACATTTGAAGAGTTTACAGATATTCTCAATAAGACAAAACAGTTTGGAGAGCCTGGCTTTGTATTTGGTAACCATCCATGGCAATTATATAACCCGTGCTTTGAGATAGGCTTTATTCCAGTTACAGAGGACGGTGTATGTGGTGTTCAGTTTTGTAATCTAACATCTATTAACGGAGCCAAGATTGATACTAAGGCTAAGTTCTTAGATGCAGTAAAGGCTGCTACTATTATTGGCACCTTACAGGCTGCATATTCTGAATTTAAGTACCTTCGCCCTGCATCTAAGCAATTGACTGAAGGAGAAGCCTTATTAGGTGTATCTATTACTGGAATGATGGACAATCCTAAGATTTTATTAAACCCAGACTATCAGAAGGAAGGCGCGGCCCATGCTACTAAAGTTAATAAGTATTGGGCGAAGAAGTTAAACATCAATCAAGCCGCTCGGATTACTTGTATTAAACCAGAAGGTACATCTTCCTTAGTGTTAGGTAGTGCTTCTGGAATCCACCCTCATCACAGTAAAAGGTACTTTAGACGTATTCAATGTAATAAGCTCGATCCTATATACAGACACTTTAAGAAAAGCAATCCACACATGTGTGAGGAGAGTGTGTGGTCAGCAAATAAGACTGATGATGTAGTTACATTTCCTATTGAGGTTTCTGATAGTGCTATGGTTAAAGACGACCTTACAGCTCTACAGCACTTAAAGTGGATTAAATCTACTCAGCAAAACTGGGTAATACCAGGTACTACAGAAGTGAATACAAATAATGTTGAGCATAACGTTAGTTGTACGGTGGTTGTTAAGGATGATGAATGGGATAGAGTGTTTAAGTTCTTATATGATAATAAAAAGTATTTCGGTGCTGTATCTTTATTACCTAAAACAGGAGATAAAATATATCAACAGGCACCATTAGAGTCTATAGTTGATGAAAACGATGTAGAGCGCTGGAATGCTGTTGTTGAGAAGCTTAAATCTGTAAATTATAAGTCCTTTAAAGAAACAGAAGATACTACTGAAGTACAAGAGACTATTGCTTGTGGTGGAGGGGCTTGTGAGATTCCAGGTTTAGCTGAAATAGTACCAGCTGTTCAACATGAAACTGAAGCAGCTTAATCTGTTTTCTTTTTACAGCTGTATCTAGTTAAATCTAATTTTTGTAGAGGTTTCTCTATCTTTAGCTTACCTAGCCATTCGTTTTGTATAACGAGCTTACTACCACCCACTACTTGACCATCGACAACATCATATATAAAGAAGACTGTCTTAGTAATACCTACCCGTATAATACGTCCAGGTTTACCGTCCACGAAAACTGTATCGTCAGTTTTATAATCATTACCCCAGAATACGAATAGCCCAGCCGCTAATTTCTTAATACTTGATTGAAATATTAACGCAACGAGCCCCGCAACAAACATCCACCCATATTTTCCTATAAGGTGTTGAGCTGCTAGCTCTAAATCGGGAGCTGGCATAGTGTTAATATCCATATAAGTATTTAATTACATCGTATTGAATAAGTAATTATACATGAAGAAGGTTATAACAGTTATTACTACGTATAAGAAAGAGATCGGTGGTTTATTGAGGCATGCTGCAACAATTGCAGGAGGAGTCTTAATTGCTAAAGGTACTTTAAGTACAGATACGTTCACTATGATCCTAGGTAGTGCTTCTAGTATTATTGGTACAGGTTGGTCTTTCGTTAATAAAGCCATGCATAAGAAGGAGATACATGTTGCATTGTCAACTGATCCTGTTTCTGGTGATCAAACCCGTATATTTAATGCTGAAACAAAAGCTTGGGAGAGCGCCTAACATTCCATACATAAAGGGATAAATATTTTTATGTCCTCAGGCTATTTGTATATTATTACTAATAAATGTTGGCCCGGTTGGATAAAGGTAGGTACGACTCGTAATTTAAAAACTCGTTTGCAAACATATCAGACGAGCTCTCCTTTTAGGGATTATGAAGTCATTTACTCTATTAAACATCCAGAATATCTCCAGGCTGAGCGAAATATAAAACTGCAAATGAATAGATTTGCTAAACAAACAAAGAATGAATGGTATGAAGTGGACATTGAGGTAGCTAAAGTAAGATTATAAGAGCAATTAGATAATTATTTTTATGGAGAGTGTGATTATGAAGAGTCATATGTAAAAGTGCCTGTCTCTACGTATAAATAATTAGAATGACATTTGATGAACTAGCAGAAGCAAATGAGATACTCTTACAAGAAGGGCTATTTACTAATGCTCTTGCAGCATTAGGTATTTTAGGTGCTACTTTAGGAGGAGCTGGGCAAGTACAGGCCAAAATGCCTACTCCAATAACTCAAGCCGTTAAGCAGGATCTTTCATATTATGA